AATGGATGCTCCAAAGGAGTATAGTATTCTCATTATGCTCTCGAAGAACGACATAGCAATGTTCAAAGAAGCATTGGCTAAAGAAGGCATCAAGTATGCATTCTGTGGTGATGATTTCGTATATGTTAACGGAAACCAGAACACATTAGCTAAGGTACGAGAAATAGCCCCAAATAAGGCTAAGATTCATCCTTATGCTAAGAAAATGGAGTCTGTACTGCCTAAGAAAAAAGAGTATTCTGGGTATGTTGCTAAGAATACCGACAAGTCTTCTACTGCGAAGGGTCGTCGTCTCGCAAGAAAAGCTGCGAAACTGACTGATAAGTTGACCAACGCACACGCTCATGACGATCATAAGTTGCACGCAGAATTACAGAAACAGCGTCGTATGAACAATAAGCGCAAGGTTAAGAAGGCGCTTAAGAAGCTTCATATAAAGCTCTCTGGCGTCAAGAAGAAGCGTTCTAGTATAGTTGTCCAGATGCCTGTTAAAAAGGCGTCAAAAGGCTCTAAAACGCTTAAGAAAGCCGCTTAACGTATGTTTAACCTAATAGCAAAACTAATATGGGACATAGCAGCGTACGTATTAAGATTCGTAGAAGAAAAGTAGCGAGTCTTGCAGCCTATAGTCGTCAACATACCGTTAGAAATTGTACAATACCCAAAGCCAATAAAGACGACATAATAGATATCAAATATCCTTGGGGTATTGTAAAGGGCACTAAAGGAGGAGAATGGAACATTCCAAAAGAAGGTTATCCACAGTGTAAAAATCTTCATAAGAGAATACATGGACAGAAGTGGGTAAAACACAAAGATGGTACCACAGAACTCATAAAGTGGGATTATCCGTCTGAGTTCCCCAATCCACAAGATTATCAAAAGAAATTGTGGAAGAATCTTGGTAAAGCAGCCAAAATGGAAGCTTATACACAAGATAAGATGAAGAAATGGGAAAAGAAACACCCAAAGCCTTGTGCTAGCGACGATCTCTTTAAAGAGGAATTTATACCCGCTTGGGAGAAAGAACGCGAGGAGGCTTTAGTACGAATAAGAGACTTTGTTGTCTCTATGTTTGACAAATTACCGCTTACTGGTCGGTACAAAGAAGGTGACAATAAGTTCACCGAAAAACCAGTAGCAGAGCTAAAGGATAAGAATGGAGATGGACATCGAGTAAATGAACTCGATTCTAAATCCAAACTCCTGGATAAAGCTCAAAAGGTGACCAACAAAGAGAAAGCTAACAATGCTAAACTAGTCGCCACAAATCTTAAGGACCACAAGCGGAAGAAAGGAAGAGTAATCTTACCTAAGGCCGCATAATGCTTAGTAAAGCCTCTGCTTAGCACGTAACTAAGTGTGGTCCTGCGCAGTATCCTGTATGATGGGGATTTTCCTAACGGAGAGTGGTGCGATTCCACACTGCGCACTAGTATTAACCAAGAACCTAAGAGTCATGTGGATACGGAATGATAAATGCGTCGTTTACGACGTTGAAATCTTCCAAAATTGTTTCCACTGTTGCTGTAAAGATAGTGAAGATGGTAAAATATATAAGTTCGAAATATCAGAACGAAAGAATCAGCTTACAGACTTAGTTGATTTCTTTTTAAAGCCTAAGATAATATTCGCAGGCTACAATAACCATCATTATGATGATGTCATAATTAACTACATAATTGATTATAAGAGTAAACTGGCAAGGCTACCATATTGGCAAGTTTGCCAGTCTCTTTTTAATCTATCTACTACAATAGTGAAAGACGAAGATGGAAGTCGCGAGAAGTTAAAGCGCTGGAAGTATGCACATTACTTCAAGTCGATGGATCTTCTTACGATGCAATTCAGTCAGAAACTACGCGTTGGTCTTAAGACTATGCAGACAACAATGCATTATAATAACGTGCAAGAATATGATGGAGACTTTGAGAAGCCTCTACCTGAGTCTGAAATAGACAATATGATTGCATATAATATAAACGATGTAGAATCAACCACAGAGTTATTAAACCGGTTGAAAGAACAGATCGAATTGCGTTTGTTCATAGAACAAGAACACGGCATAGATTGTCTCTCTATGGATAGTGTTAAGATGGCAGAGACCTTCTTGTTAGAAGAATATTCTAAGAAGTCAGGTATTCCTAAAAATGTTATAAAGGAAATGCGTTCTCCAATGGATTATATTCCACTGAAGGATGTTATTCTACCATTTATAAGATATAAAAATCCAAAGTTACAAGACGTTCTAGAGGATATGAAAAAACAGGTTGTATACTCTAAAGAACGCAAAGGCTATGAGAAGAAGTTTGTTCTCTCAAATGTGGTATATTCTGTAGGTGTTGGTGGTATACATTCCATTCATACGCCTAAGATATTCCTCCCTAAAGATGACGAGCACATAGGACACGCTGATGTAACGTCCATGTATCCGTCTTTGTTGATTAAATATCAACTTGGACCTCGGCACTTAGGAAAACTATTTTGCGATATATTCGAGAGTATTTACCACGAACGAGTAGAAGCAAAACGTACTGGTCAAAAGATTAAGAACCTGTTTTTAAAGATCGTGCTTAATTCTCCTACTGGAAAAATGCAGCAGGAGGTAAGTTGGATGTATGATCCGTTCAATGTTTTTAAGATTAGAATAAACGGTCAACTAATTCTTTTAATGCTCGTAGATAGGCTTTTAGAGCTCGGCTGTGAAATTATACAGGTGAACACCGATGGTGTCGTCTACAGGGCTAAAAACAGCCTTAGAGAAGGAATTCAGGAAGCCATCTCAGAGGTTGAACGAATTACTCAACTTGGTTTTGAAGTAGATGAGTACGAGGCATTCTATCAATACGCTATCAATGACTACTTTGGTGTCTTGAAAGACGGAAGTATTGAAGAAAAAGGTATGTTTATTACAAAAACAAAGCTAGGTAAAGGTCTTGCTCCAGTAGTAATACCAAAAGCTGTAATAGCATATTTTGTTCACAAAACGCCAGTGGCAGAATTTATTGAGAAGGATAGAGACATCCGGGATTTCTTAATGTCACAAGCAGTAGATAAGAAATTCAAAGTTATACACGGAGAAAAACCTGTACAACGTATCAATAGATTTTATGCAAGCACAAATGGTGAATATCTCTACAAAATAGATCCAAATGGAGACAGAGATAAAACCAACATGTTAACAAAATCAGGAGTAACAATCCTGAATAAGTTTGATGATCGTCCGATAGAAGATCGAAAGATTAACTATCGTTACTATATCAGTGAAGCCAAAAAAGTGATAGCGGACTTTACTGAACAACAGCTATCATTATTTTAGTAATTACAGAACCGTGAGTCAGTATGATTATTGAAGTAAATACAAAACTTTTGGATATATATCCAGAGTTAAACGCAAATCAATTATTGTTTCTAAGTATTGTGTTGGATAAGAATCAGCCTAAATATCAAGACGTCCGCAAGATTGTCAGCCTAATCAGCGACGACGAAATACAATACTTAATCGACCAACATTTGATCACCTCGATTGGGAGAGATGATTCAGTTACATATGAGCCAACAGAGCAGTCTAAGGATGCTATAAAACCATCCAAAGATTACTTTGATTTGTTCTACGATATGTATCCCGTGTATGTTGTTCGTTCAGACGGAAGTAAGTCGTATTTACGTGCAAACGTGAATAAATGCCGTCACTTCTTCAATACAAAATGCGGAAAAAGTTCAGCAATGGCAGAACATATAATTAAATGCCTCGAGTACGAGATAGATAAACGAATGCGTGAAGGCAGTATTAGTTATATGATGACAATGTGGAACTGGTTGACTAGAAGTCAATGGGAAGCGGTTGAAGATGAGATGGAAGACAGAAAACAAATACCAGTAAACTCTTATGGAACAGAACTTATCTAAGATACGACCGATGAGTGCAGTAGCCCAAGAAGCTATCAACTATATTGGAGGTAGAAGAGAACATAATATTGTATCTCTTAAAACTAGATGGAAGAAGTTTAATAAGCAGTGTATGGGAGGTATTGAACCCAATACCGTTTATACCATAGCCGGTATATCTGGAAGTGGAAAGTCCTCATTTGTAAATGAGATGACTACCGACATAATTGATTTGAATCCCGAAGAAGATATAATTGTTCTAAACTTCTCATTAGAGATGGTTGGATTTAGGCAAGTTGGAAGAACGCTCTCAAATAAACTTAGAAGAACGACTTCTGCCTTGTATAGTTCGGAAACGGACCTGGATGATGAAACATTTAGAAAAGTCATTGCAGTATCCAACAAACTGAAAGAATACCCCATTTACTTTGTAGATGATCCTGGTACTCCTTCAGAGGTAGGACAAATTATAAAAACATTTTATGAGACATATGTGAAAGGTACAAACAAACATTTTATTATCTTTTACGATCACACACTGCTGACAAAACAAGTAGGTTCTGTAATAGAAACTACATCGGAACTTGAGCGTGTATTTATACAAGCAAAAAAATATCCAATGACGTCAGTGGTGCAGATTGCACAGATGAATCGTAATATTGAATCTTCAGAAAGGATAAATAATCCATCGAGTCATTACCCGATGAGGAGTGATTTATCGTCATCTGATGCGATGTTTCAAGCGAGTGACTATGTCCTCGTTATGCACCGACCAGAGATATTGAATATTCAAGAATATGGACCAAATCGATTACCTACACAAAATAAGGTCTACATGCACATGCTTAAAAACAGAGATGCAGGTAAACCTTGTATACTTGAATTCGAGAATGATTTGGCGTTCAATAATTTGATTGAGTGTTAATACTTCAGATGGCAAGTATTAATCTTTTAAATAGGCTGAATTTATGACAACATACACTTTTAGTAAGAACAACAACACTGGTATCTTTAACAATTCCTTTCACACTAGTAGTAAACCCAATTACTCTAAGATTCTTGATGACATTATTATTTCTGATGTAATTAAGAAGAATAGTTATTTGTTCAATACACCTTCTACGAAGAATATCGATAGTATTCTCCTTGGTGCTAATGATACCTATACGGACCTTGACAAGGCAACTCTGTTCCTTGCTAATTACAAGAAGTATAAGAAGATCTATAAGATTCCTTATGCTTTGAATAAGATGTACACCCTTTCGGATGGTACTCCCATTATCTTTTACGATGATGAGGTTCAGATTGGTTTTGATACTTACAAGTATACTGATTTTAGTGACTTGTCTTTTATCAATGCTTTGACTCCGAAGAAGAAGAACATCATTATTAATATTTTCAACACCGCTGGTGCGAATATTAAGATTAATCTTTTATAATAGAACTATAAGTCATTATGATAGTATTACCTACTAATAAAGTTCCTGCAACTTCTACAAATCCACAGTATCTTGTTTTATACGGCTTACCCAAAGCGGGCAAGACTAGCGCCGTAGCACATCTTGAAAACAACCTTATTGTAGACCTTGAAGGCGGATCTAAGTTCATTGACGCACTTGCTATACAAGCACGTACGATAAATGATCTTGGGGAAATTGCACAAGCCATTCGAGCTAAGAATGAAGAAGTAGGACATAATTTTTATAAACATATAACAATCGACAATGCTACGCGTCTTGAAGACATTTGTATGTCTTATGCTTGCACTCTATATCGACAAACAGAACTTGGAAAGAACTGGAAGGGAACAGATGTTACTACACTCGCAAGAGGTGCAGGTTATAAGTATTTGAGGGATGCAGTAAAGAAGGTAATTGACATGTTCAAAGACCTTTGTGACGAATTTATTCTAATAGGACACGTTAAAGACTCTATTACAGATAAGGATGGAGAAGAAGTTAATGCTAAAGAGATCGACCTCGTTGGAAAACTGGGAAAGATTGTATGCGGAATGGCTGATGCAGTCGGATACGTCTATCGGAAGGACAATGAAACACACATTAGTTTTAAGTCCGGAGGTGATGGAACAATCATGGAGGCTCGCGCTAGACATATCGCAGGCAAGGACATTGTTATTGCGACCGGAAATGATGACGGAAGTATAACAACCTATTGGGATCGTGTTTATAAACCTTAATCCAATGAACACAGGAGATATATTACTTTTTACAATGTGGACATTAATACTTGGATGTTTAGTAATAACGCCGTGGATACACAACAAAATTACTAAGCATTTCGGTAAAAATGATTGGACAGAACTTTAAGTCAAAGGAAATTATGTATAGTACTAAAACAGCAACAACAAACAATGAGGAGTTTAGCTCTTCATATATGCCTGTAGGCATCAATGAAAATGTAACCTTGAAAGAGGTTAATGTAAACAAAACACCTAATGGTCGTGATTTCTTGGAGATTATCTTTGAGAATGAGAACGGTCAGACAGCAACTATGACTGAGTGGAAGAACGAGAAGAATCAGTGGATTGCTACCGACGAGGATTTGCAGCGTCGTGATGATCAGCAGTTCGGTCGTATTCTGCAGGTTATTCATTGCTATTATCCAAAGGAGCAGGTTAATTTTGAAGGTTCGTCTTTTAGCGAGATGATAAACTGGGTTAAGCAAACGTTTGACGCAGTGACGGAAAAAAGCGCTTATCCTTTGCGTCTTAAGGTTGTTTACGACAAGAAGGGCTTTACG